GCTCTCAATTTTGTATTCTGATACTCTTTAACAGCCCATAAGCCGACATTAACCGCGGTGCCACCGATTGCTGTTTTTACAGCCATGTCTCTATTGCCAGCTTGCTCGAAATAACTGGATACCGCTGCCACTCCTATTTGAGCATACGAGTGAGCGGCGTTATTCCATGTAATTCGTTTTCCCTTAGCGTAAAGCTCTTTTCCCTGGTCACCAAGTTTGTCCTGCCTTAAATGCTTATATGAGCTCTTCATTTTTCGTTTCTGATCGCGCATACCTTTTTTAGCAGTATTTAATTGCAATTTGGTGGCTTTTCCGGCTTTATAAGCAGCCTTAGTATTCAAATATTCGCTACGTTTAGCATCGTATTTGTCACTTTGCTCATAAAATTTCTTTACGCCCTTCTGAGTGTATGTTCCTGGGTAGTTTTCATACTTTTTTCGTACGCCCCAGCGCATACCTTTTACGCCATAATGGTAAAGTTCATTTCGTCTCATATATCCCTCATTCGAAGGCGTCCTTATTTGCTTTGTACGCGACATAAGCGTCCATCATAGCTGCAACATTATCGATTTTTTGGTCATGACGTTTTTTCAAAAGTTTTCGATTTCCATTTGTATCTTCAAGAGTTATGCAATTTCCCATTGCAAATTCCATGAGGGATTCATCGAAAATTAAAAGCCGCTCCGCAGCAAGATTTTTCAATTCTCCTAACGGAACGGACTCTGTTTTAGCTCCTTGAATAACTTTTTCGATCCCATATGGGCCGTTTTCCAGTTGCCATCTTTCTACAAATTCTTTTGCATTATATGGATCGAAACCAAAGCATCTTACGTCATAGCCTTTATCGATAATATGCTTATCTAAATCGTCGTATACTTCCATCATGTCAAGCACTGTACCATCAAGAACAATAAGACTACCTTCATTAATAAATTCTTCGTATTTAACTCTCATCGCCAATGGAAGTTTCATTAGCGTTAACGACGTAATATAACTTCTGGTCTTTACACCAAACGATTGACCTCTAAGAGGAAACAAGAATGTAAATGCACAGAAGTCATCGCCTTGAGATAAATCCGCACCCATAGAGCAAGGCATTTGCCAGAATGTTCGTTTTCGATGCGGTATTGTTTCTTCGTATGTGAAGAAATATGTGTATCCTTCCATTGGAAGGCCAAACCTCTTGGCTAAAATATCATTCCTTGTCGCAGGAGCTTTTTCAGCTCTTTCAACATCTAGCTGATAAGTTTCATATGAAACCGTTTTACCAAGATTCGGATTGGCTTTTAGCCATGTTTCTGGATGAGATACCTCTTGAATGTCATCCAGTTTATACCACCAAATAGAAACATGCGGATTAATGTATTCTCCCTTGAGAATATCCATGAGTTCCATCTTTATGGTATCTCCGCTGCCATTTCGAACAGTTCCTTCAGAACTAATGGCAACTATAATATAATCGTCAAGCTTTGACGCACCTTGTTCTATTGCACCGACTACATCCTCTCGAACATCGCCAGATAGCCATTCATCAATAGTAGCAACTTTACATCGCAAACCTTGAAGTTTATCCAGTGACATAGGACGTATCTCGACTATAGAGTCTGTCAAAAAATTTTGAATGCCTTTTTTGGTAGACGCCAATTTAGCTCTATTTGCTTTTGAGCCAGTGGTGTTTTGTAAACTACCTTCCGTCAAAAATTGAAATAGTGGGCCACGAGCTCTAGTTATGGATGTTCTTATAGGCGACACAACCTCTTCAGCCTGTTTCATCGTAGGAGCAGTTGTAACTTGATCGGTTGTGCTGGTATCCACATTCAAGAAATAATTCTGAATACATGAACCATACATGGATTTAGCGGCTCCACGAGCAACAATTAAATACTGCTTATTTACCAGACGTTTTTTTATCATTTTTCGAACGTACTTTCCAGAATCTGGCTCATAAACACTTCTCTCAACAAAGTAATACCAACCAAATATCTGTTCCGCCCAAAGCTTAAAACTATCTAATAAAAATAAGTCGCTTCCATCAGTTAAGGTTAATTCAGTTTCACAGAATCGAACAAAACCTTCAACAGCCTGGTCATCGTAATAAACACCAGGGTTGTCTATTAATTGGTCTATTCGGTTCATCTCCATAGAGATTTCTCTACAAACTGGTATTTCGCCTCTAATTACGGCATTACGAAATTTGCCGTAATATATAGGAACGGCTTTGTTTGATAATGCCATTATTTCTCCTTACTTAGCCTTTGGTTTCAAATGCTTCTGGAAAATATCAACAACTTCATCGACCTTCATAGTATCTGAAGGATGCTTCTTCAGGAATTCTTTTACGTATTGTGATCCGTAAGCCGCTGCCGCTGTTAATGCTACTGCACCGATTAGTTTTCCAGACGAGCTCTTTAAGCTGTTTACAACAACATCCTTTCCAGTATTAATAACGTTCTTTAATATGCCTCTGCTTGTAGATGCTGCTGCTTTAGCTTTATACTGATTCTCCAAATCTATTCTAGAATTAAGATTTCTAAGTTCGTTGTCAGAAAGTTTACTAATATCCGTTTCTGCATAACGTTTTCTCTGAGCTTTATTTATTGACCCGACTCGTTTCTTTATCCTCTTATTCTGCTTATGCCTAGATCGCATAGATGAAATTTTAGAAGATATAGATTTTCGAACGCCCCATTTCATACCTTTAACGCCGTAGTGATAAAGTTCGTTACGATACATTTGAGTCATCCTTTCACAAAAAATAAAGGGGCCTCTATAAAGAAAGCCCCTCTTTAAACATTAGTCGTTATCGACTCTTACTTTAGAAATCCACCGGTGAATAACGCTACGTTCGTAATCGCTATTTGCTTCGTCCATCATATGTTCGAGGTTATCGACGATACGATCCTCAATACTATGGCCGCTGTAATTACTCATATAGCGTCCTGTACGTGCGTTTCTTGATCTGGAGTAACTTCCACGAGACTCTGCGTATTCTTCATCGCCATAATTTGTCCCATTTTGAAGTTCTTCCATCTTAATCAAAAGGCACATTGCATCGGTGGCATTCTTAAGCTCTGCCGGAGACAGTTCTGGTTTCTTAGAGATCTTTTTAAGCTCATTACATACGAGATCTTCCAGATCATCTAAAACTTTCTCAAGTTCTTTTCCCATAGCCTATTCTCCTTCATCGAGTCACGTTCAAATCCGGTCTTGTAAACACGATGTTTGCATTCTGAACCGAGATAGGAATCGTACTCGTATTAGTGATCGTTACAGTTTCGCAGCAGCCTCTCCAAATACCAATGTTGGTAGCACGACTAACATTAAAGTATTCTTCCACAGCTGCCGGAGTAACAATCATCCTTGTAGCAGGGAGCACCGAACCATCGAGTGAAATGGCCACCGAAATTTCGCCGACAGTCTGACCAGTCGGGACAGCGATGTTCGCTCCAAAATCTACAAAGTACTCTGCGGACTTATTAACGCATCCGCACGGTTTAACAGGAACCCAACCACTCAGTAAGAAGTTCCCGCTGCCTTCTCTATGCTTTACAAAACCGCGTCTGCAAGGCTCAACAGTTTCTGTAAATACAATAGATTCGCCTGGATTAACGATCTGGACGGCATTAGCACTGAATTCAGCCATTGTGCCACCTCCAATTATCCATTACATCCACAGCCGTAGTTATACATGTTTGCACAACAATTCGGATTCTGCACCATGTATGCAGGAATCGGAACCGGATTCAGATAATGCTCAAGTGCTGCTGTCTGAGCTGCATTGTCGGCAAGGATCTGTGCCATACGGTTGTTGTTAGCAGCTTCCAGATTTGCCGCTGTGAGCTTGCTCTGAAGTTCCGCAATCTTCTCGTTCTTAGCGTCGATCTTATCCTGGTTCATTGTGTCGAGAATTCTCTGAACGCCCTGATTTTGATTTGCAATCACATCACGAAGTGCGTCCGACACAGCCGCTCTATCTGCGCAGTTCTCAGCGAGAATTGTTGCATTCAGATTGGCAGAAGCCAGTCGGTTTTCGCAGCAACAGTTTGCAAACTGCGTTGAAAGATTGAACATCTGCTGCATGTTTGCCATCTGTCTAGCATTTTCAGATGTTTCAGCGTTGGCAAATGCAGAGTTCATTGCTGTGCCAAGATTGGTGATGGCAGAATTAATGCCTGTGAGGCCGTTCATAACAGCAGACTGGTCAAATCCACGCTGAACGTCATTTGCTGCATTGTTCATCATGTAAGGCATTCCGGCGTTACCACCGAAGTTACCAAAACCATTTCCACCCCAACCAATGAGCAGAAGAACAATCAGCCACCAAGCTCCGTCTCCTCCAAGGAAACCGTTTCCACCGTTCCCATAAGCCATCGGAGATACAGGCATTACGAGACCACCATTGTTATCGTAAGAAAGTGACATATCGCTAAGGTCCTCCTATGTCTTTTATACAAACTCGATGCGCGCTTTCGAGTAAGTAGTTAACGTCTACCAGTCAACTGATTAGCGATTTGCATCGCTTGATCAAGTTGCTGCTGTGTAACCTGGCCATTACTGAGCATTCCCTGAACAATGGCCTGTGGATTAAAATTCTGAGGCAAACTCTGCGCTAGCTGAGAAGCTCTTGCAAGCAGAGGGTTGTAGTTTTGCTGAACAGGCGCTTGCTGTGACTGACCGTTTAAAATATCAAACAACGGATTAGCCATTCTTTACACCTCGGTTGTTCATGTCTTCGAGCATTTGCTTCAGCTGCTTAAAGTCTTCTTTCGTTGCAAACTGGCTCGTGTCGATCTGCGGCGATGTCTGGCTACTCCCATTTTGAAATTCTGCTTCGGAAACAGTATAGTCACAAACCATCAAAGGATTGATACGACCGTCAGGGCCTGCCGACTTGATGTACATCTTTGTTGTTGAAGAGTCTAACATCAGGATTGTTTCATTCGGGCCAACCGGAGTAGATTCTGCTTCGCCTCTTCCGCTTACCCATTTAATGTTGGATTTCACCTGCGGTGGAGCATAGCTATTCATAGGCATCTGAGGAATCTGATAGTTGGCACGAGCGTCGTTCATCTGCGAATAGTAATTCGGCCATGCGTTTGTACCAGTCGATGCATAAGTAGACATGTTCATCATGTTAGGATTGTAAGGATAGTTTGGCATAAATTAGTCTCCTTTAGTCCAGTAGTAAACCGGAACTTCATCGCCAGAATCCCATGTGTCGTAATAATCGCCATTGACTACTGCTACGACATGGTTTCCTGTTGCCAAAAGAAAAGTTCCGCGAGGATGATCTTCGCAGAACTCTTTGACTGTGTAACAATCTGGACAAGTATTCGGTATAATCTCACGAACAAAGCCAAGCTGCTTAAGGTATTTGCTCCATACAGAATTCGAGTTTGGCATGTCTTTAATTTCATAACCTTTGACAACAAGACCTATGTATGTTGAGTCCCAAGTTCGTCCAGTAACCTTTGAAATCGCCCGAACCGTGCAATCTATCACAAGATTGTTTTGTGGGTTCGAATTAAAAAATTTAAAAGCCATTAAGCCTTCTCATGGAATCTGCTTCAACATACATTCGCCATTCCATCTCTTTGTATGTATCTGTAAGGATTTGGACAGCTGAAGAACTCGTCGGAGGATCAAACACAAGACGCGTCCGGATCTGTATGTAATCTTTAGCCATGTTGAATAGTTTGCCTTCCGTCAAGAAATCGTCCCATTTTGAAGTTTTGGTTACATGAAAACCTTCCGAAGGACCAACCCCGCATTGAGTAAGAACTTCGAAGAAAGAATTGATGTGAACTAGTAACGTATCGTCAAAGACATCGTAATCGATACTTGGACCGATCATGTCTTTGACAGTTTCTAGTATTGTCATTGATTCGTTATCGGCCATTATGCCTCCTATTGCCTCCACGGGCATGTGTCGAACGGTTTGCGAACAACCGGATCCAACATCAGAATCGATTCGTCACTATAGTGAATCGCTTTATGTGTTAGATCAACAGTAGTAATCACGTTTTCAGGGTCAAGAACTATAGGATTGTGCGTTTCAAGATCTTCTATCGTGATCGGATTAATATGGTGTATTACAATACGGTCGTGAATTTCTCTGCCATAGCAAGCAAGATCACAGAAGTTATCGCGTCTAGCTATAAAGTTTCTAAACTGTCGCCATTCTGTTGAATGATAGAAAGCCTGATTAAGCCATCGTACATCATCAAATGTCTTATACCAGATTTCTCCATGCAACTGAAGATACCTAAAACGCTCAACGAACGTAGTAAGCTTAATCAACTCCGAGTATGATTTCTTCAGGATCGTCTTCGGCATTGCCAACTCCAGTATATGACCGCATTGCAGCTATAGCCTTTGAATACATCTCATCGGTTCTCTTAGAAGATTCCAACGCCTCCTTCTTGGCTTTCAAAAGCTCATTCTCATTGCGGATCTTCTCTAATTCAAGCTGTTGTTTAGTTGTGGCCAACTTTAAAAAATGAACATACTCCTGCGCAGAAGCAGTACCATTTAACATTCGTTGTTCGACGCAATCAACAGCTAAAGAAATAAGCTGTTGCTCTCTCGCTTCTGTCGTAAGTGCTGGCGCAGGCATTCTTTTCGATGACTTTGTAGCCTTAGCCATATGTTTTAACCTCCTTTTTGCTACTAAAAATATGACTTTTGTTCATTGCATCATGACTTTTTAACTACTTTTTACGGGCTACAGAGGACGCTAAAAAATGATAGGTTAGAAAGGAGGTTATAAATGCATGAAAATAGAAAACCTATTTAAGTATGACAGTTTTAGATGCATATGAGAACAAAATTCATTGTCTTATCTGAGTGCGTGAATCCGATAGAAATCTTGAAAGGAGATTAATGAAAAAGACATGTAAGGATTCGGACCTCTGTAACCCATAAAAAGTAGTTAAAATATAAGACCCCACCTAAACCGCTTTTGGAACAAAAATATGAATTTTACCCCCGGAGAATTTTTTAGGAGGACCGGCGATGAGGGGGGGGGGGATTTCTCGCGGACCCCCTCCCCTGTGTGCTTTTTTGCACTATCAGGGGTGTATGTATATTATTTTTTATAACTTCAAAAGTCTAGAATGCAATTTATTTGTCAAAAACTTTAAGATTTAGTTAAAATTTTTAGTTAAACCACTCTAGACTCTTGAAGTTTGTTGCATTTTGCGAATTCAATCACGAATTCTTTGTAAAAGATCTAAGTTTCAAGAACAATTGTTTCAATCATTCATCAACTTCTTTGGTTACGGTTGTGTAAGTATCTGGAAGCATGTGAATTACTTCATACATTGCTGTTAAAGCAGCTAATTCTTGATCAGCATCACTCAATTCTGGTGTTGTATCAGCAATTCTGGCTAATAACTGACATGTATAGTATCCTTTATCTTCATCATACCTTCGCCAATCGTCCCATTGTGTAAATGGATCGAAAGGATTGTCCTTTGTTGTAAGCATTGTCGCTTTTGACATATTAAAACATCACTCTCCTATTCATCCATTAATAACCTTACTTACAGATGCTGTTGAAATACCCAATCGTTTAGCTATTTCTGCATTTGTGTATCCGTTGTTATCCATAGCCTTGACCCTGGCTATCTGGTCTGGTGCCATAGAATATTCAACTTTTGGAGTCGCGAGTTCTCTAATTCGATCCATATCTGTGTTATTCAAAATAGACATTAATTTGGTGGGGGATATTGCGCCAGCTTGTATGGCTTCCCACTCTCTGTCAGATATAGAAATGCTAACATTCTTTTTATTAGCACCTACACGATATCGGGCACCTTTAAGAGCTTGACTTTTTAATTTCTTAAGATGATCTTTGTCATCTTTAAGCTCTGGATTGTTTTTTATCTTTAAAGAAATAACCTCGTTGGCAATTAATTGTGCTTGTCTTTCAAGAGGTCTATTCTTCATAGCAATATTCAGCTTTGAATTCAATGATTCAATCTCTTTTTTATAGGTTTCGGCTGCAGATGGATTACGTTTATTTGCTTTTGTAAAATATAACTCTTTTCTAGCAGCGTTGGCTAATGCCTTCATTTTATTAGCATAGTCAGCGTAAACATTTTCCATTGTCGTGCCAGAAGATAATGTTCTAGCATCCGATGTTTCTGCCATCCATGTAGACTTTTGATACCTCTGTTTTGTAACATAAGTAACTTCGCCAGTCCTTTTATTTACTTTTTTGACAGTATATGTATTATTCGGCTTTTCAAAATATATCTTTTCACCTGTTTCAGGATTTATAGACGTTCTATTTTCTCGTTCATTAACGTCTATTTCAGAGCTTGCTTTAGAAATAAGAGTTGAAGCTCCATGATCTTGATATTTTTTCTTTAGTTCTCTAATACCATTATCTTTTTCGGATTGCCTATAATTAAGATTATGCTTTTCAGCATCGATTACAACCATTGAATGCCTTACTGCTCTGGCAATTTCATCTTGATCGGCACCTTTAAGAGTCATATCCGTAATAAGATTCGATACTTTGCCCATTTCTATCTGCTTAGTTCGCTTCTTCATTTTTGGCATTCCAGGATATGCAGGATATGCTTCTTTCGGATCGAATCCATCAAGTGCTTTAAGACTTGGACTAACTTGTATTTTTTGTCCTTTAGTTGGAATAACAACTACTGAATCGCCATCAAAATCAGCTCCTGATAGCTTTTGTGCTGTTTTAGGATTTATGCCAATAGCATCTTGTGAGTTACCAATTATATGTTTTCCTTCAACATTATTGTTGTTCACTCTTAATCTAGGAATTTCAAAAGTTCCAGCATGAGGATATCTAACTAATATAACTTCTTCACCATTATCATAGTTAGGAGCATATACTTCAGTATCTTTAATAGATGTTAATGGTAATATAACAGAATTGCTTTGTCTTGGAAGTGCTGCAGCCTTAAGGTCAACCGAATCGGAATCACAAGAATCCGCAAAGCGATCAAGGAAATACTTTTTAACAGTAGGATTCGTGAGAGAATTATAGCTTTCAAATTCTTCAAGTTTCTTTTTATATGATAAATCCAATTGTTTTTTCGCCAATGAAGGACTCTGTTTAGAAAGAAACTGAGAAGATAATGTTTTACTCCATCCTTCCCAAGTTCCTTGTTCATTAACAATATTCAAAGCCGATAACTGAGTATTTCCATCTTTATCAATATAATGCTTTTGAATAAGGCGTAACTGATCTTCATTCTTGATAGTAGCTCCAAACGGATTCTCTTTATCAATTTGTCCAGTTTCTTTATCAACTTTAAGAGGCTTTAACACTGTGTTATTTTTTTCGCCCATCATTGGAGTACCGGAATGCTTACTCGTATTAAATATAACATCTACGCCTTTTGGCATATTCTCGCCATATATAGCCATTCCTTTTAAATAATGAGTTCCATCAACGGCAATACGAACTTGTGCATAAGCGGCTTGACCTAAATTTAAATCTTCAACACCTCTTCTAAGTTCAATAACACCATCTTTATCGCCACCACCATCTTCATTGTATCGAATCATGACACGATCTGAAGAAATATCACGAGGAGGTTCTATATTTTGTATAGTTCTTCCCATGTCTTCAGTGTAGTCAGTAACAAGTTTAATATCTCCTCTATGATTCTGAACATCCTGATATGTTGTATCCGGTCCGAATAAAACAAGAACATCTGTCATTTTTCCGGTACCAAGCTGTTCAATCCATACTTCACCAGTTTGATATCCTTCTTCTTTCAATTGTGCTATTGCGGTTTTTAGCCTTTGTCTAGATATGCCCATGTAATTTTCGGTTCCAGCACCGACATCAACATATTTTTTCTTATCCACAGCTTCTTTCAAAGCATTAGCTACATTAGAAGTTTTTAAAGCTCTTTCTTTAATAGTAGGATCTAGCCAAGATCGAATGGTTGATTCGGGGACACCCATTTGTCTACCAATTTCAGTGTATCCGTATCCATGATCCATCAAAATACGAGCTCTTGAAATATCACTGGCTCTTTTGGCATTTTTATCAATACTCAACTTTGCTCTGAACTGAGAAGAATTCATGCCCATAGATTCATAAATTTCTTTATCGCTCAAGCCTTCGGATCTAAGACGCTTAACTGCATCAATAAATGTTTCGTTATGCTGATTTGGATTTTCACCGCTTCCTCTAGGATATCGACCAGAACCGACAGGAGCTCCATCCAATATACTTCTGCCTTCATGCATTAGTACATCTTCAAAATCTTCAAAGTTCATAATGTGTTCTCCGTTTTTAATTGGTTAATCCTTTTGTCAAATATAATGATCTTGTTCATGATCTCTGAAATAGCTTGTGGTTCTGGATTATGTACTATTACTTGATCTGACTGATAGATTCTTAACTCTATTCCTGTTAAATCTTCTGGCTTCTTTCCATACTCCAGACAAAAAAGAGCAGCATATACCATTAACTGCTCCATATGTGCCGGAACTTCTCCAGTCTTCAAATCATGAATTCTTAAATATCCAGTTCTTTCGTCGTATGATATAGCGTCTGCTGTTCCAAAACAGTTCATAGAATAAAATAGAACTTGTTCTGGCTTCATTCTAAATCCGATTGCATCATTGACATACATGTTTAATGTCTTTTTGGATTTAGGTAGTTTTTGTTTCAATTTTATGCATTGACATGCAAAATCGTGAAATTCAGTTCCTTTCAAGACAGCTAAGTGTCTTAAATACGTTGTTTCGAGTTTTGAAATATCATAGTTTATCCAATGATACTTACTCGCTCCTAGAAACGCATGCTGCCCTATCAGATCGTAATGCGCGTTGAAGATCATTAAGAACCTCCTTTTTGTTCTCTGGAAATATAACTGCTGCGAATGACATATCGTTCATTAAGTCAAGATAATATTCCTGGTTAGGACGAAATGGCTCATCACACGACTTCTTGCATTCAAGAACAGCCCATTTGTTTTTATACAAAATTAATAAGTCTGGTATTCCTTGAATATGATTAGCATCTAATTTGGTCACTATCGCTCCAGGAAACATGTCATTCAAATCTTTAATCAGATTCGACTGAAAATAGTTCTCTAAGCTCATACAAACATATAAATAAAAAGAGGAGTGTTAACTCCTCTAAAAATATATTCCTCTCTATTATATGCTGTGTTTTTTCTGCGAATTTAAAAGTCGAGTTTGCAGAATCCTCGCTCATTAAATTGTTTTTTACTAGCTAAAGCTTTCGAGATTGCTAGATCTATGTTAGCCTTTGAAACTAAATGATAGAAATATAAGTCCGAAAATGGACTATTTCGTCTATCAATTCTACCAGCTGCCTGAACCATTGTTTTGTATGAATAGTTTTGAGAGAAGAATATGATGGTATTGCAAGTTATGCAATTCCATCCTTCTGCACCAGCTGTGTATTGCACTAAATATATCCATTCACTTCCATTAGGAACTGGCTGGTGAATATGCCCGTTCCATTCAGCCTTAGCATAACCAATATCTTTGGCCATTGTTCTTAGAAGATCTAGCTCATAGTCGAAGTTGTAAAATATGATGACTTTGGGGTGTTCAACAAGCAATTCTTTAACAGCTTCTATTCGACTATTATCAGAATTTATAATTCTTCTAAGAATATAACAAAACTGCGACACATTCCTTATTGGAGAATTGTCGAACGTATTCCACCTAGTTTTCATAGTCAATTTATATAGATCCCTGTCAAAATTGACTATTACTTTTTCATCATGTCTAATTCGTTCATTAGTATACTCTATGTCGACATATACCATTTCTCTTAGTTTACGAAGTCTATTCTGATTAATATATCGACTCACCTGCAGCCACTTAACATGCGTATTATAGACACAATGCTTATGTCTAAATTCTGTGATGTTTTGATAAAAACCATTAGCAATAAATATAGGTGCCAAATCTTCCCATTTGTCGGCAGGCGTAGCACTGAGCAATATCCACTTGTTATGCTTAGAAATTCTCAAAAATGTCTTGGTCCATTTCCCATAACTGACCAAACGCTGTTCATCAAATATAAAGAACGAGTTCATTACGTTAGAGTACTTTGGAAGATTTTGCCAAGAATCAACAACTATTTTCATAGGAGCATTCTCTATGGGATATAGCTTAAATGGTATAAGTTCTTTATGCCATTCTTTATCATCACGTTTTTTAGCTGTTGTTATGATGTACAAATCTTTCGGATTAGATGGCGGAGAATATTGACCTTTCTGATTGATGCAAATGCTACCGCCGCACTCTTTACAATAAAAATAGGTAAGGGCAGTTCTAGATTTGCCTGAACCGACCTTACCTACCAATATAGTACCGTTCTTTAATCGATCAACAGCCTGCATTTGACCTTGATCGAGATCCATAAGTATTATTCCTCTGGAATATCCTCATATCTTTCTGCGAATTCATCCTCAACAATTGTGAAATATCCGGTCTTAAGATATCCTTTAACTCCACTCTTGCCCTCAACGGACCAATTATATGGTCTAATAATAAGATCAACTCTTTCGAGTTCTGCCCAATCAAGCATTTCAACATTCGTATCGTCAAGAGCTTTCTTATTCTTTTTGGTTACTAAAATAACCTGAGGCGGGATGTTCTCAAAACTGACTTTAACCTGCATATAAGCCTGCGGAGTCTCATCTTCATCTCTAGGCTTCAAATATCTAATTGTCCACCCATCGTTTTTAAGCATCGATGCAATGTCATTATCGAGCAGTACACAGAAATTTCTGTCTCCTCTACGATTGTATTTGCTGGCTTCTCCTGAGAAATTTCTAAAAATAATACGAGCATTTTCGATTGTAAGATTCTGGTTTACCATAATATAACTCTCCCTTCTTGATTAAAATGGTAATTCATCGGATGTAATATCGACCCAGTTAGTATTCTTTGGGGCATCTGCAACAAATTCCTCAAAATTTCCGTATGATGAAATATCACTAACTGCTTGATCGACTAACTTCGTGTAATATGTTTTGTCAATATCGTCTTGTTTATTAAGAATCTTTATAGATTCAGACTCAAGCCAACGATATCCTTTTGCGCCTGTGGCAGAATGGAATTTACCATCATCGCTTTCTCGGCATAATATGCCTCCACCGCAGCCAGGCTTAACAGGTGTAAACTGTCCAACTTTACCAATAAACTGATACCGGTGTTCATCTTCCGGTAGTCCTTCATTCATGTCCAAATATAATGCTGTTTTTACGGCCTTTGTTTCGCACATATCTTCGAATTCAATGTTTTCATGAGAAAATAATGTTTTGAAAACATACGGCTGAGCAAATTGGGTTCCGGTTGCGGTCCATTCTCCAGGATTCTCTGGATCGTCACTCGACAATTTCCCAATAAATACAGCATCATTAACCAAACATATTTTTGTAAATTTATGTTCAATCTCGAACTCATAACCATACTTCAAAGCATATTGATCAATAAATCTGGCAAGTTCTTCTGTTGGATTGAGAATTTTGATAGAATCGGTCTTAATATGAATAACCTTAAAGCCCATCTTCTCAACTTCATCACGAAGATTAACCATAAATAACGCTCCTCGAAGTGCAACAATGTTGTTGGCATTTCTCGGATCTCTAAATGGATTATCAAAATTCGCTGAAGTCAGACCATATACAGAATTGATTGCAATCTTTAAAGCCTTTGACAATGATTTAGCCATTGTCTGATCTGTAAGATATGCTTTCAATTTTCCATCAAATAAATTTCCAGCAGATTCAAAATCTTTATGCTTAATAAATATACGAGCATCAAGCAACGCCTTGAATCTTTCAGTATATTTGCCGAACAAATTAAGAGCTAAAATTGAATGCGGATGATGTGACGCTGAATCGAACGTGACAATATCTCCAAAATACATGCCTGGCTGTGAATATACATAACCACCTTTACCAACGTCCTCTCCACGATACATATTATGTCCATTGACATATTCATACCCTGGAAACTCCTCTGAAAGATCGGTATATACCAATTCGGGGTTTCTGTCGTTTCCAAATATAATTTTGGTAGTAAGGCTATTTGTAGTATCGTTTACAGTTCCGCCAGCAATATCCGCAAGAATTTCTCTTGCAACAAAGTCACCTTGATTTGCTTCAAATACTGCTTCGGTCGCCATAACGTCATTTACACAATAATCCGTTACTTTATCCCACAATTCTTCGGGAACATCTTGATCCCATTTAAGGCCAAGCTCTTTATGATGTATTCCAAGCTCAATTTCCCATTTCTTAAGACTCTGCTTCTTTGCACAGAAGTCATAAATATCAGTGTATGACAAGTTATATGCTTCTCTGAACATAGCATTCTTGCTACCGTTAATAATTCTCTGACTCAGAGTATACAACTGATAGTTATCAAATCCAACAAGTCTTCCATACAAAATATGATTGTCGTACCGACGGTTATTAAAACCGATCAGTCTGTATTTAAGTAAACTGGAAATATCGCTAGCTGACGGATTTATCATCTTGATAGCATTACTTGTTCCTCTAAACTTCCAGCATACTATAAATAAATTTGGAAATACTTCGACATCGTAAAATACGATAGCTTTCTCTTCGGAATCGATACTCTCACTCGGTTCGTCAGAACAAAAATGCATCTTGTTTACAAGATCAACACAATAATCCTTATTGTTTGTACTGTTCATGGCAAAACTCAAAATATCAGGACGCATATTTGTGACATCATAATGTATGCTCTTATCCATATACATTTCATCAAGTTTGTCTTTGATAAATATAACTTCTGGTCTAGTTGCGCCATGATGTTTCTTTGCCAAACAATTCTTAATAAAATTTCTAAGGGCGTTCTCATCCCTTAGAACATCGCCTTTTATCATCGGCTTATCTCCTTTCAATGGTAAACCGTTATTAATGTGCTTAATCTGGATATCATTACATTTGCTCAACTGTCTTCTCAATGATGAATTTCCAGTATAAACTTTTACTTCAATGTTGTTGTCATATACTTTACTAAGCTTTGTGGGATCTCCATCGTAAATATAATGGAGATGTATTCCACCGCCACTTCTACTGAGTTCAGCATATGTTGGCGGCAAACCGGTAGCTTCTAAAAATGACGTGACGGCTGCTAAATTTACATCGAAATCCTTAATACCGTCAGCATTTTTTATATCAAAATCAATTACAATATGATGTTCATCAACTTTGACCCAATGAAGTTTGCTAGTATCAATATCACAAAGTTTGGTTTTTACTGATTCCCATTTTCTTCTTGGAGCTCCCGTTTCTTCATTGGCATACTGAGCTAAGCAATTTGAATATGCAATGTCAAACACTGATGTTTGGATTTTAAAATCTCCGAGAATATGCTTTTTCGGAATAGCCTCTAGATTCTGAGACATTCCGGAATATTCAAACTTCTCTCTTTTAAAACCAAAATATAAATTTCGTCTATGCTTTCCGTCATATACAGTATCTGCTTTGAATTCTTTGAAATAATTCATAAGTTCATTGGCTACTATTCGACGAGGCATTTTGTTTTTCACGTTTGCTTCATCACAATATGTAGAATATAACTTCCATACTGTAGTAAGATCTGTAGGTTCACCAGATGAAAAGTCATCATAATATTCCTGCATGAAATCATAAAAGTCGTTTGTGACTCTGATCATCTCATATGGAACATATGTGTCATAATAACTTTCACCAAAGCTGTTATACAAATCTAAGCAATGCCATGCAA